ACACTACAAAATTAAAGTGTGTTACTGCTCCTACTACTGCTCCTGCTGCTCCAACGGTGGGTGGATTTACTACCATGGGACAAAGTGTTCCTTTCGCCAATTCACCAAGTGAATATGACAGTTATGGAAAGGTCTAGGCACAATGAAATAAAATAAAATAAACATAATGTGTATACACGTAAACACATTATGGGAGGTCGCAACTCTAGACCTGCACCTCCACCTCCACTTCCACCTCCGCCTCCGCCTCCACCTGTATGGAAAAACCCGTATCCAGACAAGCAAGGCGAAATAAATCAAAAGAACTATCAAAGAACATCGTTAGCCGGAACAATTACTTCTGAAAATGCAAATGCAAATGTAGTACAAGCCAATATAAATAACACAGTAGAAGCAACAAAACGGCACGTTGTTTCAACCACTGGATACAAAATGGATGAACCAATAAAACAGGGCGACCTATACCAACTCGAAGGTAAGGTCCTCAATTTAAATAATCAAATAGATACTGCAACAATTAATATTAACGATACTAACAAGAGTGTTGAGATAACCAAAGGCGGGAATGCTGTAACAGTTTACGCAAATGCGAATGCAAGTAGGAGAATTACAGACAAAATAAACGATACAATTGAACAAAATAAAAAAATATATACTGGAATGAATCGCACAAACCATTCTTTAATGAATACAATTAAGAATACACAAAATAGTCAAACAACGGATCGGTCAAGAGTAACCTATCAAATACAGCAAACAGATTATTTTAGCACTTTAAACAACGTTCTGTTAATTATTTACCTATTGTTGTTATTGTTATTCGCATTTTTACTATATAGATCTCCTATAAATATGAGCGTGTTTATGAAAATAGTTACTTTTATATTATTGATATTGTTGCCATATGTATCGCTAATTTATTATCAGTATATTGTATAATAAGTAATGTACTCTAGTTGGCTTAGAAACAGAATGCAATTAAATGCGCGCAATAACGCTATTATGAAAGAAAATGCAATCAAACAATTAAATGCGCGCAATAACGCTATTAGGCAAGAAGGTGAAATAAACCGTTTAAATGGGCAAATTAACGACCTAAATAATCAACTTAATTCTATAAGATGGCGTATATCACAACTAATGAACGAATTGGCAAATGAAACGATTAATAAAGACGCAGCTTACGCGGAAGATAATGTGTGGCGGCGCAAAATAGACGAGTTAAAACGCCAAATCGCCGCAGAAGAAGCCAAAATTCCTTTGTTGGAAGCTGAAATAAATAAACTTGCAGCAGAACAACGATTTCTAAATGGAATTTTAAAGCAAACTGACGATAATCATCAGACAAACATTGAAACATTTACGGGATTGTCATACTTATTAACAGACGAAACGTATAAGAATGATAAAACTCACTTGGCATATTACAATGATGTAAACTTTCAAAATCAAACGTTATCTAATACAATAACCGATATGCAAACTAAATCAACCACTTATCACCGAAAAGCCGCGACCGAAAATAACAACAATGCGATATATGGGTTATATAGCCAGTTGTTGCTTTATATTTATTATGTGATATTGATAATGCTATTATATTTTGCTTATGCGAAACAGTACTTTCCAAATAAATATATGTTTGCAGCAGTTGCTATATTGCTAGGCACATATCCCTTTTATATTTTAAGAATAGAGCAAATTATATCCAGCACATTTGCCTATATTTGGGCATTAGTGCGAGGAGAACCATACATCGAGCAATAAAAATATATTTTTATACAAATATATTGTTACAATCAGATTTTATAGTTGGTTTTCATCAATATTGTCATCAAATTCTTCTAATAATTCGTTCGCGTCGGCTTCGGCATCTTCGGTTGTTTCTTGGTATTTAATTTTGATGCCTTGCCATTTGGCGTTTGTACATTTTCCATAGATCCTGTCCATATATTCGTGCAAATCTTTTGGACTAGGTCCTCGTCCGCCATAGTTTGTCTCGTACCAACGATTAAACTCATTATTCAGTTCGTTCTTCTGAATCGTTCCGTTCTTTTCTCGCAGAATGCAATCATTCGCGAACTCTGACAAGTAATCTTGACTTTTCCTATACTCATTGCTCTTCTCCATAACAATGTTGCAGTCTTTTACAATGCCGTTCGTCTTGCACGCTCGGTCAACTAACATAGACAAGAATACTTCTTTCCAGCTATCAAACTTCTCGTCAATAGATTTGTCTAGTTTATATTGATACGGTTTCTCTGGGTCATTGGCCACTGGATTATCAGTGAACAGCGACTTGAAAGGAACTGCACGAATACGTCGCCAAGTGCCGTGGTCATTACTCTTGATTTCCATCAATACGTTACAAGTTACCACAAGTTTAAACTGTGGGACAAACGAAATCGTCTGAGGCATATATGGAGCACGACCTTGAATAGGATCCTTGCCGCTAGTAAGCTGTTTCATAATGCCTTCATTAATTCTGTCGCCCTTTGACGGTTCTTGCATAACTGCATACCGTTTTCCTTTTAACTGAACGATTTCAGGAGCAAGACCGCCGACCTTTCCACGTCGATCAGTAACCAATGTGAGCGGAACATCGCCCTTGTATTCTCCCAGCACAATTTCCATTAAATTCACCAAGACCGATTTACCATTCTGACCGCCACCAATATACATATTAAACGTTTGATTGGTTGATGTGCCTAGCAATGTAGACGACAAATGGTCCCACATATACTCGCATAGTTCGGGCTCGGGGAATAGCTTATTCATAAAATCGGTAATTTCGTCTGCAATTGCTCGATGTCCAGTTTGATTTAATTTATTGTAATCAATATTCGTCGTCATTGAAATGTAATCCTCTGGGTATCCGTTTCGGAATACCTTTTCTTTAAAATCAAAGACGCCGTTCTTGCAGCATAACAAATATGGGTTTGAATCCAGTTTGTTGATGAATGCCCCGTCGTAGAACAATTCCATCGCTTCTCGCATAATATTGTTCTTATCATTCGTTTTAGACAATCGCTGACAAATGGTGAGGATTCGATGAGACATCACTTTGGTGTAATCCTCCGCCTCCGCAATGGGTTCTCCCTCATTCTTGTCAATTGGTTCGCTGCAAGTAAGCTTGGCGGATTTGTTACGATATACGTCACGCAGCGCAGTTGAGATAGAATGTCGGAGCGAAGTCCCCGTATCATTCTCTTGCCATCTGTGATTCTTATAATGCAGCCATTTCTTTGCAGCAACGCTAGTGCAAACGTATTCGTGTTTGAACATTTGATGCAATACTCGCGCCAAATCAAAGTCGCCTGGCCCGCTGGAATCGCGTTGCTGTCCAGGTTTTCCACCCACTCGTAGTGTTTCATCTACAAAGTAATCAATAGAATTTAGGCGGACTTGTTCAAATAGATCAGGCGACTCGGTTTTAGACCAATGCATCAATGACAATTTGGTAACGCCATTGTGAATTCTGACCTCAAACTTGCGCCATTGCTCGCACAATTCAGGGATTGAACTATATTGAAATGTTGGCGCCTGCGAACTAAATACCAACCATACAATAAGCAAGTTGTCATTAGTATTCTTCAATGCCCATCCGACCTTTATCCATTTCGTATATGAACCATCTCCGTAATAACTAATCGGCAAAGTCATCGTGTAATAATACGCATCTTTTAGTTCATAATTCGTATTGCTGACCGAGTCAAGAAACTGCTTCAATGCAGCGTCCAATTCGTCCTTATTCTTTATACCAGACAAGTTGGAATTACTGCCCGAAAAGAAGTCTACCTGCGAATGATTTGCGTTAGATGCTCGTGGCGCAGCTGCTGTCTTCGCCCCACCACCAATGCGATGGGTTCGTTTATATTCTTCATATGCCGCCATAAACCCGCTTTTCATAAATAATGATAGATTGTTGGTGTTGCGTACAGATAACTCACCAATATTCGCAACCACATCGTATCTAGTTAGCGGTATTTCTTCGCGCATAAATTCTCCATCCGTCTGGTCATAACTAACCTCGTATATCGTGGTTAATTTATAACGCTCGTGATTAGGTTTTCTAGAACCATACAACTGCCAACCCACTGTGCCGTCAGTAATTCCCTTATCAAATACGTCTTCCCAACTGTTTATAATCGGCAGACCCTCCCACGCCTCCGCTACTTTCGGCATAACTCGCTCACGCAATAGCGCCTGCACTACGCGGTCAGCTTTTAATCCAATAATGATATGAATGCCGTCCTTGGTGCAATTCTTTTCACTCACACGATTTACGCTGGGCTTTTCTAGAATGAAAATCTTAAATTTGCTAGCATCGTCATACTGGAACATATCCTTTAATTCTTCTAAATAGATGTGAACCATATCTTCAATGTGGTCCCTCGTATACTGTCGCTCGTCGGTTTCATAGTCGTGACGCAAGTCAATGTCAATCAATATCGGACCGTCGTGTTCTAATTGACGCTCGGTAAGATACTCCTTCTTATTCGAAGAAGATAAGATGTCTTTTGCATACAATTGTAAGAACGTCTGATACTCGTTTTCTGGAATAGAATACGACCCACCGTATATTTGACTGTCTTTGTCCCCTATACGCGTATTTGTAATAGGTCTAGTATTCGTAGCTGGGTCGCCTTTCTTTATTAGATGTTTCATCATAAAGTCATTAAACCCTGCATACTTGGTAACCACAGTTTGTGCTTGTTTACTGTTTGATAAACTAGGACCAGTTGGTTCCATTGGACTTTGGATATATTGTGAAGACATTTTTATTACCTTTGTATAAATCTATTTCGTGGGAAATAGATTTATTACGATAATTGATGTTATTTGGGTATTAAATACAACTACATTTGGCTGCATAATCAATTCAATTTTCCATAATTGCAATTGGTAAACAATCGTGCATTATTTGTTGGCTGCATATTCGCAGCATAATAATTATAATAAATTCAAACAAATACACGAATCTGGGTCAATTTAACATAATACGAGTCGCCAAAAATTATAATAATGTAGGCATTTATTATACAATGAAGCGTTACTTGCGCGTCTTAACAATAAATTTATGTCATGAATGTCCTGCCAGAAAAACAACTTTAATAAATAAATGGATTAAACATTTAACGAAATTAAAAGGCGACGTGTTATTTCTACAAGAAGTTGCTGCTTACAATTTAGAAAAACTGGCAATCGAGTTAGGTCTAAAAATTTTGAATATTAATAACGCGGAAGGTACGTGTGTATTGATAAATCCATATAAATTTACGATTGTTGACAATAATGTAGTTACATTAAAATCTGATAATGCTCCCATTTATATTGGTGGTATGCATTTAGATGACATCCCGTCAGTTCCGCACCATATGAATAATATGGTATATAAATCGTCTGTGATTGTCCCATTAAGCTATAGTTTAGACCAGGTTCTTAAACTTTGTGTGAAACGACGAATGCCAAGAGTAAAGGAAGAAATGGAAAAAGCGAAAAAGTACAAAAGAGCAATTATCGCGGGGGATTTTAACGAGCCTTCCCATTTGGATTTAAATATAGATACCCCAGTTTCAAAAGAATTTGAGAAGAACAAGTTTGTAGATACTTATCGCGCTTTTCGTCCACCTTTTTCAATAAATTATGACACTGGTTATACTTGGCCCGCAGGCATATTGTATAAAACTGGTCCGCTTCAACGAATTGATATAATATATACCAAAAACTTAAAAACTGTTGATTCTTACGTGTATGAAGGAGATGGAGGCGCAAAATGGATAAGTGACCATAAAATAGTTATTGCAGATTTGGAGGTGTAACTGACATACGCCCTTGATGTATACATTGTTACGCGATATGCGTTTGAATAAACTCAATAAGTAAACTATTTAGCAGAAAGTGTAAATTGGGAATATAACTAAAAAATTGAATGTAAAAATATTAGAAATAGTAATATATAGATTAAGTATACAATATGAAATTTTGCGATAAGTGTGACAACATGTATTACATTGGGATCAATCCCGATGATACAAACAAATTGGTATATTATTGTCGGAATTGTAACTACGTGGACGAAACGCTAACCGACGAGGGTGTTTCTTTATTAAACACTCAATTGAACAGTGGAGAACAAGACTTTGTTACAGGCATAAACGAATATACCAAACTTGACCCAACACTGCCTCGTCTGTACAATACAAAGTGTCCCAATAAAGAATGTGAAACTAAAAATGGGGTCATTTATATGCGTTACGATAAAGATAAACTGAAATATTTATATATGTGCGTGGATTGCGATGCAACTTGGAAAACGGACGACCGTGTCTAATTTATTTACAAATTATATTATTATGGCTATTTTGAATCAATGTTTTTATTGATTTAAAAAATTGAATGTTAGTAACCAGAATAACGATTTAGAAAAACTACTTTATCTAATTATATATTAGGACTTAACAAATGGATGACGAAGACTACAACCCAGCAGATGAAGCCGTAGAGGAGGATAGCGACGACGAATCTGTTAATCAACCTGCTCGCAAACGAGCCATTGATTCTAGCCGAGTAAATGCACTGGCAGATGATAACGCCGATGAAACAGAAGATGACGATGATGACGATGATGATGAAGAAGACATGGATGATAATGATTTACTAAGTGAAACTAGCGAAAGTGACATATTAGCCAGATTGCAACCAGGAAACGATGATGTTGCAAATTTTGCAGATACGGACGATGAAACCGAGGACGGCGAGGACAATGGTTATTTACAAAAATTTGATGCTGCCACTAGACAAAATATTATATCCGAATTTCACCCAGAATTGCAGTCTCATAATTACGACGAAATTGCAAATATGTGTGTTATTGTTAGGGACGCGACTGGCACACCAATTGACCCATTTCACAGAACTATTCCAATATTAACTCGGTACGAGAAGGCGCGAGTACTGGGAGAACGTGCAAAACAATTGAATTCTGGTGCAAAACCATTCGTCACAATAGACGACGCGGTGATAGACGGATATTTAATTGCATTGAAGGAATTAGAAGAAAAAAAGATGCCTTTTATAATTAAACGACCTATGCCAAATGGTGGATGCGAATATTGGCGATTGAGCGATTTGGAGATATTGATCTAAATTGATATAGAAACAAAAATATATATTTTTTATCGTATATGAAACATTCTAGACCAATACACTGTTCATTTTGTTTAGAAGAAGGACACCATATACATAGGTGTAAAGACACGTCTATTTCATTATTAAATGAAGAAATAGAGGAAATTGCGGCAATGGATTGGAGATTAGACCTAAGTTCTGGGTTTATTCGGAATAAACTATCTTCACTTACATTGCCTGAACTAAAAGTGTTGGGTTATAAGCACACCGTTCCAAATATGAGTAAGATTGACGAAGATGCCATTATTAATGAATTAAGTGACATTTTTTTAGAAAACACAAACACCCATCGCTATATCATTGAAAATATGAACCACAGCGAACTAGATTATTTTGCGGAAAAGGTGCATCAATATACTGCATCACGTAACTCTGACGACGCGATGCCTGTGGATGATATTCGTGAAATATTATATGGCGATGACGACAACGATAATGATAACGATGCAAATAAAAACGACGAATTTGCATTGATTCCCATGAATGTATCACTGGATACAGATTTTATGCAGCCAATTATATATTCGTTAAATCTAGGCATGAATGTTATATATTTTTCCTATTATGGAGTTATTTGGGCAAGTTTTATTTATTTATGGTATTTTATCGCAACGCAGAAGCACTAATTTACGATTTCCAATTCTTACCGCAATCCAAACACGTTACGAAAATAGTCGCCGGTTCATCCGCACTTCGTGTTTGCAACTCATAATAAGTGCAACGTTTTGATTTGCACTTTTTACAAGTAAACATATCAGTTGATGCTTTAATGTTAGTGACAAACTTGGTTGCATCGCGCTTGATTTTTTGCTCAATTAAGAGTTTCCAATGGTTTGGGTTCATTTCCTGGTGGGTCATAGATGCAAACGTCTGTGGCAAAAGTTCTTTTGATTTTAACATTGCGAGGATCTCCTCGTTTTTTAAGTTGATATATATGGTACGCAATCTATCCAAATAAACCTGCACGAATGCTGGGTTTTCCCACTTTTTTATCAGTTTTTTGCTCGTGGCTTCTTTGAGCGAGTAATTAAATACTCCCTTTTCTAGGTTAATTGCCGTTACATTGTTGCCAATAATGCCAGTGAACTTACCACAAATATTACTGCGAAACCGTTCAGCGTTTGTAATGATACTCATCCTAATCCTATGTGATTATATAAATTGAATTAATACATAATGTTTAATTCAATTTTTCAGGTTTTAAACTCGTTGCGTTTGGTCCATTTCGGTCAAAGTGCCTTTTGGACGAAGCGCAATATTTCCATTTAACATTTCTAAGTAACACTTGCATAATGGAATGCATAAAAACACAACTATGGCGGCAGATATTGCAATGGCAATACCAGTTCCAAATGTCATTCTGTACTACTAGATAGCTCTATTTTTCTATATTGATTACTCAATTACATACTCCTCCTCGCACAACTCATTCGTACAGTCTAGTTCAGTTTCTTGTACGACAAAGACGCTGGTTGGAACTGGTGTCTTGGGCTTATTCTTTAACTTTATGATGGGTTTCTTGACCGCTTTTGTAACCTTGCGCTTTTTCTTTTTGGGGGCATCCTCGTCTTCATCATCATAATCCTCATCTTCGTCCTCCTCGTCTTCCTCATCATCATCGTCCTCCACAATAAATCCGTCCTTTACATATCCACTTTTTGTTCTAGGCAAACCATCATCCTCGTCGCTTTCACTATCGTCTTCACTATTCAAATCCTCAAATCCTCCATATAGTTTATCGTAAATTGCAGTCCATTCAGTCTCCGTCAGGTCTGACACCACATCGCCCACTCTATTTAAGATGATACAATTACCAAAAAACAACGTGTTATCAATCGGTGGCGGGAACTCGTACTTATTTTCTTGATTTGCTCGCCCGTCCGTCTTTCCATACACTTGTATATTATAATTCTTATGGTTTACGTTCTCAACTGGCCAAGTAGCGTGAAGCGTAAATCCGTCAGACGATCGAAATCCCGCCTTTTTATATAGGTCTTCCTCCACAAACTGTTTCACTGTGGTTTCCTTGATATTTCCATCCTTTTGAACAATTAGATAAGTAGTCATCGGTCCTCTTATTTTACTATCCCGAAATATTTTTTATATCATTTTACAATTACACCTATTCTTTCACGTTCGGCTATACGAATTTCTATATATGCAAATGTTATACAGAAAAATGGTAGTTGACATATTGTACTTTATTTTGAAAATTATCACATTTATTATCATAATATATGGCGCCCAATATGCTTGGGATATATTAAAAGATACATATACGAAACCCAAAACCAAAGATTTAGTGAATTCGCAACTCAAAAAATACAAGGAAATGTTTGGCGATGTCTATCCAGAAACGATTGATGACAGTTTACAATCAGAAACGTTATTTCAAACAGAAGACGATAAACAACAGATGAATGATGAGTTGTCTCAATTTATGACTGGACAGATTAATGCATTTGTATAAATCATATAGAGACAATCGCGCAATAATATATAATGGAACAACTCTCCCCGCAGATTAAATATGCTCTTGCGCGGTTTCCGCGTTTCGAACTTTCGTATGAAACGATTTCACATACGAAAGTTTATAGTACATATGATATTGGAATGGCTATACCGCACGGCAAAAAAGGGTACTTGTGGTTTACATTTGATAAATATCACGACGTATGTTACTTATTTGAAATAAATCGTGAAAAGAAAATTGTGAAGGGCAGTAGGCTGAATGTCGGGTTTGACCGAAGTTTGGCTATTGGCACGGTTTTATACGGAACACTTATAGCGGATGAGACTGGGGCAACTACTGCATTTATTATTGAAGATGTTACATTTTATAGAGGCATTCCATTAGATACTGCACGGCAAATAGATAAATTATGTATATTGCAAAAGTTATTTACCAATTTCACCGAACCCAACACAAATAATATACGCATTATGCTGCCTGTTATGTGGCAAACGAAATTCACAGACGCTGACATTGCATATCCAGATTATCTACCCGACAACCCACCCTACAATGTACATCACATTCAATATCGGTCTTCTACTGAAAAAATGCCATTTGTCAATGTATTTGTTGCACGAAAGGGAGCAGTTGTGTCTTTGCCTGTCCAGCCAATTATTGCTATTAGAGCCCAGCCAGAATATGTTCCAATTAGACCAGTTTTTACAAAACCGCAATACAAATATCCCGCTATTTTTCAGGTAACTGCCGACATCCAATTTGACATTTACCACTTGTTTGCATTCGGTAAGAACAATCAGCGGGTCTATTACAATATCGCATATATTCCAAACTATAAAACGAGTGTATTTATGAATGGTCTGTTTAGGAACATTCGTGAAAATAAGAACCTAGATTTCATTGAAGAAAGCGATGATGAAGACGACTTTCAAAATTTGAATGAGGATAAATACGTTGATATGAAGAAAACGATTTTAATTGAATGCATATTTGATAGGAAGTTTAAGAAATGGACACCAGTCCAAGTGGTAGATAAGCGGTCAAAGGTTGTACACATTTCGCAATTATAATGTAGCGTTTACTATCTCATCGGTCATTCTTCCACGCCGCTTTGTGATGATTATACGCTTTATCCGATTTGTGCCGTCGTCATTTTCAATATTTATGTTATTTATGTTCCAGTTATCTAATTTCGCATTGGGCATTATTCCATTTTTCATATTTTCACGCATTTCAAATACTTGATTGTTTCTCTTTCGTATTGCCGTTGCAATCGACTGCTTCATTCGTTCCGCCATAACCCGCTCCTTTAGTTTGTCTTGCATTTCTCGAACATATTCACTTGACCGAGCCATTCTAGATTGTATATCTTCTTTTAATGCGTTCTTCTTGTCAATGAGTGTGGGGTCGATTGTAGCATTCATAAGTCTTAATTCGCGTCTACGTTTGACTTCCTCGTTATTTACAGTTATTTGTTGCTGTCGTTTGGTACGTTCATTATGCATTGCATTGCGATATTCATCTACACTAAATTCACTGTTCTCGTCATTATTTATATTTAACATTTTTTGTATAATGTCGCCACCTTTATGTGTTTGTTTGATAAATTCCTTGGATTGATATTCAATTTGCGAGTTCTCCATTGTGTATATTATATAATCTACATAGATTATATAAAATGTCTGGAAACGGTTCTATGTTTAGCGAGTTCAAAGCGGGCGCAGTGTTGCCGTCCACAGTAACTACCGCCACGTCAGGCGGTCCAGAACTTAATGCAATGAAGAGTAGTATGGCTGGTGGTAAAAAGTCAAAGCGTTCCAAGAAGTCTAGACGCGCCAAGCATGCGCGCAAAACTCATAAAAAAACTAGACATAATAAGCATCACCGAAAGTAAGTTGCTAGTCGTCAAATTGTATATCAATTAAACATTTTCCCTTATCCGTCCCCTTAATAGGTGCCTGATCAGGGGCTTTACCCGTTTCGTCATCCGAACATTCTTCCACTGCCGCTGACTCTGCCTCACAATTTTTCGGTTCGAATACCCGTTTCCATGTTTGGTCCGCGGTCCAATCTAACGTCATTCCTTTGTAATTCTGCGAATCTATTTGCCGAATACGATAATTGCACTTTTTATAAAACCGCCTGCGCTGTGCCCATTGATTTTGGAAGATGTCGTGTTTATCTACAATATCCACTACAATGGGGTTTGCGTGTTTTACTCGCAAAATACGACCAATTGATTGTGTAATGTCTGTCTTTGGGGTAACCATAATTAACGTCGACAGCGTTTTAATATCTAATGCCTCCGCCGCCATTGCATATGTCGCAAGCACGATTTGTTTTTCTTCGGTTTCTTGTAGTTTGAGTTGCTTCATTCCGCCTACATAATAGCCAACGCTCGCTAAACCTCTGTGTGAGATGCCTTCAAATAAATACGTCAGCAGTGACCGATTGTGACACAATATCATTATCTGTTTGTCGCAATCCTCGTTTAATAAATCGCCAACTACCTTTATTATAAAATCGCTACGAGGACCGTAGCTGCATAACTTGACTATCATTGTACTATATTTTGGATTGCCACGAAAATCTCGGTCTACTTCATTAAACTCGGTGTCGTTTGCTACATAGTTTATTGCACGAACAGTTACTAGGTCGTCATTTTTGCGGTCTTCGCTGTAAATCATATCACCAATAAACATATACAATACCTTGGTTAGTTTGTCTTTTCGTTCAACGGTCGCCGAGATACCCAGCATATATGGTGTGATGGTTTTAAACAGAGTTCTGGAAAACTGCTCACTGCCGATGCGATGAACTTCGTCAATGATTGTTAGACCAAACTGTGCGAATGCGTCTGGGTGAAACTCCTTGTCATATAATGTCTGCACCATTCCAATCACAATGTCTTTGCCTTCTATATCAAACGTCTGACCTTGTATTTTGCCCACACTTGCCCCAGGCAAGAATTCGGCTATGCGTTCTATCCATTGGTTCATTAGGAATTCTTTATGCACGATAATGAGTGTCTTTTTTTTTAGGTTTGATATTATTTTTAAAGCCATAACCGTTTTACCGGCGCCGCAAGGAACTTGCAGTATGCCGCCCGAGCCAACGTGTTCAGACCCGCTGCATATTGGTGCGTTTACATATTTTGTGTAAACCCCAATAATTTTTTCTTGATAATCTCGTAACGATTTAGAAAACGTTACGTTAATGTCATCCCCCTGTGCTATTTCTGATCGGCTAGGCAGACCATAACGATTGATTCCGTAAAACCTCGGAAGATAGAATTTATTCGCATTTTCGCGAAATACTGGAAACGCACTCTCCTCGTCCGATGGATTGCCAAAATTCGCACCAATAACCTCGGGCTTTACAAAGAGTTCCTTGCGTAAATATTCTTCATCTTCTTTTAATAGCAACGATTTGGGTATAGTATATCCCTTCTTGCCGAGATAGGATGCGCTACATATTTGTGTTTTATACTCGTCGGTCAACGTAAATGTCTGCTTAGTTTCTTTCTTTTTATTCGATTTAAATTTGGAAAATCGACTCATCGTTGGCTAATGCTATTATTCTATACTAACTGAACATAGTATTTAGGATATTTCAATTTTGTCAATATAGTTTGTTCGTATGAAAAATATAATACTATCTTATACTATAAATGAACGTCCCGTCCGCTTTAAAGTCATTATCTAACTTGGAGATTTCCGCACTCGTTGTTTTTGCATTCTATCTTGCAATGCCCATTCATATGCCCGCCTCCGTTGCAAATATGATTGATTCGCCACTTGGAATGGCCAGTATTTTTCTCATAACTATTTACCTGTTTATGTATTCTAACCCCATTTTAGCCATTTTGTATGTATTTGTTGCATATGAGATGCTTCGTCGGTCAAGCAATATCACGGGTCGCACGGACTTGGTTCGTTATACTCCCAGTCAAATTAAGAAGGACGCACAGATGAGTGCGATGAACCCCACCAAGAAAACTACCCTAGAAGAGGAAATCGTTGGACAGATGGCTCCTATTGGACAGAGCGACATTAGCACCTATATGCCCAGCTCGTTTAAACCAATTGCGGAAAAGATTGGCTCTGCATCTATGTACTAAATTGAAATTATATAATTAGTGGTCATCATCATTATATAATTATTGCGTTGGGGAACCAAATATTCCAAGCGTTAATACTGCACCAAATGCAGGTAAGATTTTGTCAAATGAAGGAAACTCGTATTCAGAATCTGGCTTGTATATATTTCTGATATCGCCCACCTTCATATACGTATTATCATTTTTTCTTATATTTAATATCCACATAGATGCAACAATAATGTATAAAAATGAAAATCCAATACTCAATGCAACCGTATTTTCAGTTGAAAACCCTGAAATGATCAATGAAAAACTGATTATGCCAAATACCGCGATTAATGCAAAATCCAGTGCGCGCATATATCCTAAGAAGGCATTGTCCCTGTCATTGATAATAGGGTCGATAAGCGTTAACGTACGTTGAAGTACAGTGTATTTATATATTCCAGGTACAAATGCAACTAATCCAATTGAAACTATTACAAAAATCGCAAACATCGTCATAGTTTGCATTGCCGACCGAGCATCTTGCTCCGATCCAGATGCGCTATTAATGGGTAGGTTATATGTATCAATCTTATCAGCAGATTCGCCAGTCGGGTTGCAATTTATATATATTTGGTCTGGATCTGGCAATGATAT